ACTTTTGCACATCTGTTTCTCAAATACTGGGCAAGCACACTACTTTAGGTGCGGCGATTAAGTATTGGCCCCCGCTAAAAGAGCTTGTGCCTAGGATGTATTTAGATGAGTTAAATTCAAAGCCTAGCCCTAAGCCTAGCCCTAAGCCTAAGCCTAGCCCCGAGGTTGACGGACTCGCCAATGTGCTAGATGAAATGACTGTAGCAATTATTAGTCATAAGCTAAATAAGTAATGCAAACAGGCCAGAAGGATCCTTCTGGCCTAAACTTAAACTATAAAGGCACGTACCGCGTATGAAAACGTTGTGTAAATGTGACCTATGCACTTGGTTTTATAAACTAGAAGTGCTGGGTAAGCTTGGGTGTTTAGACCCACATATTGAAAACTGGAGCACTAGCGTACCGGATTTTGAGCTTTGGGATTCTGTTGATCTTACGAAAGACGAAGTTGACCCCAACTATCAGTTTTTAAGGCTACTTTACAATGATGTAAAGGCAGGATATCCTTCTGACCGCTTTATGAAAGTGCTTGTAGAGTACTCAAAACATGTTGAGTGGAACTTTAAATTTACGCATTCATATACGCACATGACGCAATTGAATCTATCGTGCATAACGCAACGGGGGCTTATAGCCCACTGCCTACACGCTGTTACTGTGATGATCGATAAAAAATTCGGTGCCGACCCTATGTATTGCGAAAAAATGCGTGGTAGGTTACCCGAGTACAGGCAGTATATTGAGGACAGGTTTAATAAGTGGCGTTGCACCTAGCTTTGTTAAAAGCGTAGCGAATTTAGGGGTTTGAGGTTTGAACAGAATTAGCACACATGCGTAACAAAATAACATTGGCCCAGCGGGATAAGCATAAATTTTTACTAAGACAAGTTGACAGCAGTATGGAAGCGGTTTTGCGCTCAGCTGGGCAGCCCGATGCGAAGGCAGATTTAGACAGGGCACAGGACGAGTTGCGGGGGTTTGTGTTGTTGTTGCGTAGTCAAGGTATAGACATATGAGCCATGGCGTATATGAAGGCGTTAGCGCTGACGACTTACTGGCGGAGCTTTATTCCACGGATAACTTAGAAGCAGAGTTTGACGATGAAGACGCGGCTTTTTTAGAATTTGTTGAGAAAAGAGATAGTAGCAGCGCCGCGATTAGCAACCAGCTAGTGCGCGACTTGTTTTCAGGGCGGTAAAAGAGGATTGAGAGATGATAGATGTAATGAATAGCCAGATAGGCGGAACGCACTACACAGACATGGACATACAACCATGGGAGGCGATGGAAGCATGGCTTACACCTGATGAGTATCGGGGGTACCACAAAGCAACAGCCATAGGATACCTTGCGCGCGAGCGGTCCAAAGGTGGGTCTGACGATATACGCAAAGCCCACCATCATTTGACTAAGCTAATTGAATTCTTGGATATGTTTGAGGTAAGTGAGGACGGCGTAGATGCTGTTTAGCGCAGTAGTTTTGCGCACCGGAGGCGCGTACCAGTGGAAATAGTAACTATTGATTTTGAAACGTACTACGACAAGCAGTTTAGCTTAAGCCGTATGACCACTGAGTCATATGTACGTGATTCTAGGTTTGAGGTGATAGGTGTCGGCGTTAAAATAGGCGACAACGAAACAGATTTTTATAGCGGCAGTGACGTAAACGAGTTTCTTAATTCTATACGTTACGATGACAAAGCTATTCTGTGCCACAACACAGCGTTCGACGGCGCAATTCTTTCTTGGCATTACGGCGTGAAGCCTAAGCTATGGCTAGATACTCTCTCGATGGCGCGGCCTTACCACCAGATGACAGTAGGCGGTTCCCTTAAAGCGCTAGCTGGCTACTACGGTTTAGGCGCTAAGGGCACAGAAGTAGAGAATAATATAGGCAAGCGGCGTAAAGACTTTACCGAAGCTGAAATGAATGCGTACGCAGACTACTGCATACAAGACGTTGAGCTTACATATAACTTGTTTAAGAAACTAGTAAAGGGGTTCCCCACGTCTGAGCTTATGGTTATAGATCAGACTTTGCGTATGTATACAGAGCCGTCAATTAAGCTGGACTATGACGTACTAGAGTCTCACCTTCTTAATGAAAAGATACGCAAAGAAAAGCTGCTAACCCAGTTAGGCGGTGGCGAAGAAGCTAAAAAGATAATCATGTCTAACCCTAAATTCGCTACGCTTTTAACAAAGCTAGGTGCAACGCCACCTATGAAGATAAGCGCTAAGACAGGTAAGGCTGCGTATGCGTTTGCAAAAACAGATGCGGGTTTGAAGAAGCTACTTAGCCACCCTAAGCGCGCTGTTCGCATGGTTACAGAAACTCGTTTAGGTATTAAGTCAACGATTGAGCAGACGCGCACGGAGGCGTTTATGGGCATATCGAAACGGGGGCTTCTACCTATCATGCTTAATTACTACGGTGCTCACACAGGTAGGTTTTCAGGGGGAGACAAAGTTAACTTACAGAACCTGCCCCGAGGAGGGCAGTTACGCAGGGCTATTACCGCACCAGAGGGCAAGGTTCTCGTAGCGTGCGACTCTAGCCAGATTGAAGCGCGAGTCGTTGCGTATTTGGCAGGGCAGACTGATTTAGTAAACGCGTTTCGTAGAGGGGACGATGTTTACTCGTTGTTTGCTACAGATGTCTACAGTAGGCAGATATCCAAGGCTGACAAGGTTGAGCGTCATGTTGGTAAAACAGCTATCTTAGGACTGGGCTATGGTATGGGTGCCGCGAAGTTCTTAGACACTATGGTGTCAGGATTTATACCTGTTGACATGGATGACAACGAGGCTGCGCGTATTGTCTCTCTATACCGTAATAAGAACAGCAACATAGTTAATCTGTGGCGTACATGTGGAACTGCACTAGCCGGTCTGCAAGCTAAAAACCAAGGAGACATATGCAGTTTGATAAGTTACGACAATGGACGCATACGCTTGCCCAATGGACTGCACATGCAGTATCCACTGCTTCGCCACAAAGGTAATAACTATGAGTACGTCAACAATGCTAGGTCGTTTCGTAGTTTAGCTGCAGCAAAGTTGCAGAACGCAGCCGTTGAAGTGCCGTGGACTAAAATATATGGAGGGAAGGTAGTAGAAAATATTACACAAGCTGTAGCGAGGATAGTTGTTTCAGAGCAAATGGTTGCTATAGGCAAACGGTATAATGTAGCGTTTCAAGTCCATGATGAGGTTGTATGTGTAGTAGACGAAGACGAAGCAGAAACTTGCCGCGACTATCTTGTTGGCGTAATGTCTACACCCCCCGTGTGGGCACACGACTTACCCGTCGCCTGCGAGGCTGACATAGGCGCGAATTATGGAGAAGCTAAATAGATGATTGAACTAACTCATTCCTACTCTGCTATTAAGATGTACGAGAATTGCCCAAAGCGGTACCACCATCAGCGCGTACTTAAAGAAGTTACGGACAAGGGAAACGAGATAACACAATGGGGAGAACGTGTTCACAAGATGCTAGAAGATCGACTGGCGGAGAATACGGAGTTACCACAAGAAGTGGTTCGCTATGAGCCCCTGTGTAAATCTATGATTCGTATGGCAGAAGGCGGAGAGTTGCTGCCAGAGGAGGAGATGACGCTCAATGCCTCGTTAAAGCCTACAGGGTGGTGGGACGCAGACGCTTGGCTACGAAGTAAGATAGACGTATTAATTATTAAAGACGGTGTAGGCGCTATGTTCGACTGGAAAACAGGTAAGCGCAGACCTGACCCCAGTCAATTAGAGTTGTTTGCCCTTCAAGTGTTCACCCATAGGCAAGATGTTAAGAAAATAAACACATCTTTTGTGTGGCTTAAAGACTTAACTATGGACTCAAAATCTTACACGCGCGCGGACATACCAGAGTTGTGGGAGAAGCTACTCGGTAAGATAGCGCGCATAGAGCAGTCCGCTAAAACAGATAACTGGCCTGCTAGGCCAAGTGGCTTGTGTAATTTCTGTCCGTGTAAAAGCTTTTGCGAGTATGTATAGTTTAAGTTGACAAACTTAACAGTAGGTGTAGTATATAAATGGCCCAAACTCCTGAAGGTAAAATAAAAAAAGCGTTAGATAAGATGCTGCAAGCTGAAGGAGTTTGGGCGTACAGTCCGCAGGCTGGCCCGTTTGGAAGCGCAGGAATACCAGATCGTGTTGCTATAGTTAACGGACGGTTTGTCGGTGTCGAGTGTAAGGCCAATAAGAGCAGAAAACCTACCGCACTGCAGACTGCGATAATGGCCCGCATTGAGAACGCGGGAGGAAAGTGCTTCGTTGTTTACGACCAAGCCACAATAGAAGAAGTTAGAGAGTTCATTGATGCTAGTAATAGAGAAAGCAAAGGCGTTACTACTTAATCTAAGTAACCCAGAACGTGTATTGAGCACGGTACCTACCTCTAAGCCGTACAAGTTTAAAGGTAAAGACCTAGTAGTAATTCCACATAGGGTCAAAGAATCCACCAGCCTAAGAGCATTAGGAATAAAAGCCCCGTCCCCCATCCTGCACTACTACGACTGGCCGGGTAGATTTACTCCGTACGACCACCAGCGTATGACTGCTGCTTTTTTGACCATGCACAGTAGGTGCTTAGTGTTGAACGAGATAGGCACAGGCAAAACTCAAAGCGCGTTGTGGGCCGCAGACTACTTGATGAATGCTGGCGTAGTTAAGAAGGTACTAATACTTTCGCCGCTGTCTACTCTTGAGCGAGTGTGGGGAGACGGGATATTTACGGGTTTGATACATCGTAAACACGTTGTGCTACATGGCGCAGCGGCAAGACGCAAGAAGCTGCTAAAAGCAGATGTTGACTTCTACGTTATCAACCACGATGGGTTCTCGATAATATCTGAAGATGCCCACAACATGTTTGACCTTATAATTGTTGACGAGGCAACCGTCTTACGCAACCCAAGCACAGTGCGGTTTAAAATGTTTCGTAAGTTTATCGCGCGTAACGAGAACGCGCGGGTTTGGCTAATGACCGGCACACCCACACCCAATGAACCTACAGATGCGTGGGCATTGGGGCATCTTATAAAGAACGAAGACTTACCTCGGACGTACACAGCGTTTAAAGAGCAGGTAATGATGAAGGTAGGGCAGTGGAAATTTATCGCCCGCCCAGAGAGCGTGGACATTGTAAGTAAAGTACTGCAGCCGTCGGTTAGGTATACGCGCGACGAGTGTTTTGATTTGCCTGACACAGTAGTGCAAACACGCAGAGTAATGATGACTGCTGAGCAACGTTTTCACTACGAGACTATGGTCAAGCACTTTATAACGTCTTCCACGGCGCATGATGGCGCTGAAATTACTGCGGTAAACGCGGCTATTAGATTACAGAAACTTGTTCAGATAGCCTGCGGCGTTGCTTACAGCGACGACGGGCAGAACATTGAACTGGACTGCAATGACCGCGTAGCAGCGGTTAAAGAAGTTATACAAGAGGCTGGAGGTAAAGTCATATTGTTCGTGCCGCTTACAGGTACGCTGCACATGTTAGAAAGTAAGTTAAATAAACTGTTTTCTACCGCTGTTGTTAACGGGCAAGTCTCCGCAAACAAACGCAATGACATATTCCATAATTTCCAAAACAGCGAAGACCCTCGCGTGCTTATAGCGCATCCAGCAACAATGGCGCACGGGTTAACTTTGACCGAGGCCAGTACAGTAATTTGGTACGGGCCAACCACTAGCAACGAGCAGTATGTGCAGGCCAACGGGCGTATAGAGCGTATCGGCAAGCGGCATGTGAGCAATGTAGTACACATAGCGGCCACCGATTTAGAGGAAAAGATGTACCAGAGGCTGGCTAGTAAGCAGGCTTTGCAAGATTTACTACTAGAAGTTATTGAAAGAGGAACGGAGTAATGCCAACAGTTGAAAGTGTTATATCGGGGTATTTAAAACTACGCCGGAAAAAGGAGTCCATCGAAGCGGAAGCAAAAGAACGTGCTGCGGAAGTAAAAGAGAAGATGGTGTATTTAGAGAAGTGGTTAAAGGATAAAGCTGACCAAGACGGCGTTAGCTCATTCAAGACCGGAAGTGGAACTGCGTTTCTAACCACGACTGACTTTGCGACTGTCGCGGACTGGGATGCTGTACTAGGATTTGTAAAGGAGAACGAGGCTTTTGAGATGTTAGAGAAACGTGTCAGCAAGAACGCTGTGCGTGAGCATATAGAGGCGCACTCGGCTGTGCCACCCGGTGTTAATTACGGCACCAAGTTAAATATAAATATTAGAAAACCTACCTTAAAAGGAGAGTAGTAGACCCATGAGTAATTTAATTCCAGAGACCGTAAAAGTTCCCGCTCATTTGATGAATGCGATTGGGAAGCCATCAGCATTAGCGACAGCGTTAGGCGGCGGGTTAGGCGGGCAAGATAAGAAATCTCCCCCGCGCATATCTATTAAAGGTTCGCGGTTCCGTATCCTAGAAGACGGTTCAGAAGTTGTTTTGGACAATACTAAGCTAGAAATAATTATAGTCGGAGCTAATCCCCGCTGTAGTAAAACGTATTACGCGCAGCAGTGGGACAAAGATGCTGAACCGGCAGGGCCGGATTGTTTTTCCCTTGACGGGGTTAGACCTTCTGCAGATGTCACAAATCCTCAGAACGATTTATGCGCGTCATGCCCGCAGAATGCTTGGGGATCTAAGACTACTCCAGCTGGGGCACCTATAAAAGCGTGCTCGGACCAGAAGCGCTTAGCAGTTCTACCAGCTGAAGACCCTAGAGGTTCTATGTACTTGTTACAGGTAACGCCTTCAGCGCTTAAGGGGCTCAACACCTACACTAAGGAGCTATGGCAACGTGGGTTTCCGCCGGAGATTGTAAAGACCGTTGTGTCTTTTGATACTGACGCGTCGTTCCCGCGTTTGAAGTTTACATTTGGCGGGTTTATAGACGACGAAACTCAAAGCGCTGTAGAGGGATTGTTTGGCTCAGACAAGGTTAAAGAAATCACGGGTGAAGTTGACTCCGAAACGGTAGGTAAACAGGAAAACGTTGAGGAAAAGCCTAAGCCGCTTTTGATAAAAGAAACACCTGCGCCTGTTGCTGAACCTGAACCTGCACCTGTAGATGCTAGTTGGACTAAGAATGAGGAAGTCGCGCCAGCGTCGGCACGAGGGTTTGGGGGTGCCAAAGCTAAAGCACCTGCTCAAGAGCCAGTTGCGGCACCTGTCGCGGACGCAGACCCCGCAATGGATAAGATGACTAGCGATATAGAAAATATGTTGGAGGGACTAGACGATGAGTAGCATACCGCTGGACTTTGATAAAGTGGAGTCACTTCGCGGGCACATGTTCCTGAGTATGGATTACATGGCTAAGCTATTGGGTGTGTCTCGTCAGACATACCACGGCTGGGTAAATGGTAAGCCTATACGAGCAAAAAACGAGCAAAAAGCTAAAGTTGTGCTTAAGCAGCTGGTATTGTTAGTTAAGCAAGGGGATTGGCCCCCCGCTAAAGCAGTTACTATACCGCATGATGTTCGGTTTGAGGCACTGCTAGAACTATTAGCAGACTAAGCTGGGGGCTTCGGCCCCCGCATTACAAGGCAAATATGTATGACCACGTTGGAATTTCTACAACGGGTTCTGCCAGCGGAGGGCGTTTACTGCGCCCTTTATATAGAGAATGGTACTGCACGACAATCATTCCACGATTCCGTTGGCGAACTCCGAGAGAGGGTTGAAGAACTAAGACTTGCTAGTAAGAACGTTTACTACGCTATAGCAGCGTTCAAGGACAACAAGCGCGCAAAATCAAACGTCAGACGGCTTAAGACATTCGCGTTAGATTTAGACTGTAAGGAGGACAAAGGATACCCAAACAAGAAGGCTGCAGCGCTTGCGCTGCAGAAGTTTGTTAGCGAGCTAAAGCTACCTATGCCCATGATTGTTTCGTCAGGCAACGGGCTGCATGTGTACTGGGTACTGGAGCGTGAGTTAGAGGTAGATGAGTGGACACCTATAGCTACTGCATTAAAGCAAGCGGCTATACAACGTGGCTTTGAACAAGACTGGGCGGTACCGTCTGATAGCGCGCGGGTGTTGCGACCTGTAGGAACGATAAACCCCATAGGCGGGAAACTTGTCGAGGTTCTACTGGACAGCCCTCCCGTAGACCCAGATTTATTCTTTAATCTTTTAGTGGAGTACCAGACTCCTGTTGCGCTACCCGGAAAAAAACTAACAGCTCCGTCCGGGTTGCTT